CGCATGTACAAAGCCCTGAAGGATTACTACGAGTCGATCATTGAGTTGTACTCTGACTTGTTAGATGCGCAAATTCAAAACGCACAAGGACTGACGCAAGAAGACAAGAACAACTTGATGGCTATGCTGCGCAAGACGTTCGAAGCCAAAGCTCGTATCCGTCCGTACTTCCCACTGGTGCGCCGTGGTGACTTCTGGTTGGCTATTGGTAAGGGCGAGAAGCGCAGGTTCTACACGTTTGAAAGTCGTATCGAGCGCAACAACAAAGCCGCTGAACTTGCCGCACACAAAGGCGATGACGTTGAAGACCTGCTGTTCCGTCAAGAATTCGTGCAGGGTAATGACCTTGGCTCGTTGCGCACAGCGTCCAAAGACTCCAGCCAGATGCTCAAGCAAACGTTTGATGCCATCGACAAAATGAACATGGGTGAGAACTCTGCCGAGGCTAAAGAAGGCTTGAAGGATGCGGTCTACCAAATCTATTTGAGCTCGATGCCTGAGCAGACTTTCCGTAAGCAGTTTACGCATCGTAAGAACCGCACGGGTTTCAGCACTGACGTCCGGCGCAATGTGGCTACCACTGCTGCAAAACAAGCAACACAATTGGCCCGGTTGAAATACGCACCATTGCTCCGCAACTCTTTGTCGGCTGCGCGGGATTCAATCCTTGAGCAAGAAGAGTTATCTCCGTTTGTGCGTGAAGCTGAGAAGCGCGTCAACTTGGCTCTGTCTGGTGGCAGCAGTGCTCTGGGCGATGCTGTTGCTGGTGCGGCTAACAAAGCGTCCTTCTTCTGGTACTTGTCTTCTCCAGCGTCGGCGTTGATTCAACCGTCCAGTATCTTTATCTCTGGCTTGCCTGTACTTGCGGGTAACTACAGTGTTAGCGGCGCTGCGACCGAGCTTGCGAAGATGACCGTATTGGTTAATCAGTACAGCATGCTGCGTGTCAATTCAGACGGCACAACATCTATCGCCGCACCAAGCATTGCAAACAACAAGTCGTTACCTGAAGACGAGCGTAAGGCCGTCAGTGAGATGGTGTCGCGTGGCGTGTCTCAGTCTACCTACGCTTCTTTGGTGTGGGGCTACAAGCAGACGCCAACGGACTCGATGTACTTTGGCCTGAACAAAGGTTGGGGCAATATACCTGTTGCCTATGGCAAGGGCAAACGCTTGGGTAGTTTCTTGGTCGGCGCACTGATGCACAACACTGAGCGCTTGAGCCGCGAGGCTGTGTACTTGGCTGCGTATCGACTGGGTAAAAAAGCTGGTCTGTCGTACGAAGAAGCTGTGCAGAAGGCAGTGGACTCTACCAACGAGGCGCTTGGTAACTACGATATCTCGAACAAACCCCGCTTCATGCAAGAGGGTATTGGCAAGGTTGCATTTCAGTTCAAGATGTACCCGTTGCAGATGACTCTGCTAATGCTGACCAATCTGAAGAAGATGATGCCGTTCCTCAACAAAGAGGGTAAGAAAGAAGCAGCAACTAAGTTCTTCGGCATGATGGGCACTTCTGGTTTCTTGGCCGGTACTGCGGGCATGGCTTTGTTCTCCCCAATCATGGGCTTGCTCGGTTGGGCTTGGGGCAAGATGAGCGATGATGAAGACTGGCCTGAAGAGCTTAGAAAACTTGACTTCTTGACTTGGTTCCACACCGTTGCACTTCCAGAAAAGTTGGGCGACGTTAAGGTTGGCGGCGTACCTGTAAGCGATTTGATTGAACGTGGCCCATTGAACGCAATCACTGGGGAAGACATCGGTTCCCGTGTTGGGCTTAACGATTTGTGGGGCCGCGACAGTAAAGAAACTAAGACCGCCCGGGACAGCGCAATTGCCTACATGCTCGATCACTTTGCTGGCCCTACCGCAAGTCTGGCCCTGAGTTTTGCCGACGCCTTTGATGCGTATGCAATGGGTGACTACCAGAAGATGCAAGAGAAGCTGGCCCCCGCAGCGATCCGCAATTTGCTGGTTGCCAAAAAATATGCGGACGAAGGCATGAAGACTGGTCGAGGTGTGGAGTTGGTCGGCAAAGATGATGTGAAGACTGGCGAGTTGATCGGTCAGGCTATTGGCTTCCGCCCCGACATTCTTGCGGCTACACAAGGGCCGAGCTTCAAACTTGCGGGTGTTGAGCAGCGCATACTGAACCAACGTGGTTTGATCTTGAACAAGCTGGACTTCCAGTTACGTCAGAACACCGACAAGGGTGACGAAAACTTTAACGAGATCATGGAGAACGAGGTTGTCAAGTTCAATGTGAAGTACCCATCCTACGCTCTGGACGCCGACGCAATTTACAACTCTCTGGAGAAGAAAGCCGAACAACGTGCGGGTTCTCGTGCGGGTGTAATTACCACCGAGAAAAACATCCCAATCATTGAAGAGGCTACTGATACGCTAGAGAAACGACTCGACGCACGTGCTGCGGAAATGAAAGCTCGCCGCGAAAAAAACCCCCGGTGATTAGCCGGGGGGTAAGGGGAGTATCACGAACCATGAAAGTACCAATGTCGGCAACTGCGTAGCCAACGGGATCAGTCTAGCCTAAACGCGCCAAACGCGCAAACCTTTTACACCTTCTGCTATGACTATTTTGGTAACCACAGTGATTTTTAAGCGGTTAGTTATTGCCGCAATTGTTTGACGCGCAGCCTTGTCGTCAATGCAGGGGACAAAAAAAGAATGCCCCCTGCGAAACTTGGCCCAGTTAATCCGATACGTTACTGTCTCGATCGTCATCAGTAGTCACTAAAGTATCCATCTGCAAGAACTCTGAAGCTGATGCGTCAAACTTCAGCACCCGAACGGCGGGGGACACAACCTTCATGCCCTTGGACATCCGTTTGTTCATGGCCTCTACAAAGACTTTGTGGTTGCCCAAGTCTTTCAAGGTCGTCTTGTAGTTGATCTGCTGTCTGACGCAAAAGTCTTTGAACTGCTTGGCCGCAATAAAAAGTTCCTTGGTGTCTGGCTCGTAGCGTATAAGCAACTCCCCACGTGGTTCAAGTAAAGGCATCGACTGCAAGTTACTACGGGCATCGACTTCACCGTTCACCACCAATGCGTTGCTAATGTGGGCGTTCACAAATTCACCCAAGATCGTGACAGGTGTGGAATTGGGTGCTTGAATCTCAAACCGCATTTCGTTGAGCATCTTCTTGAGCCATTCGTAAACTGCCTTCATGTCGTAGTCGTGCAGACCCAAGCTCTTGGCAATCAAACCACCAGCGATGTTGCAAGCGGCGACACCAGACCAGAAGCGCTCCTTCTGGCTGAACTGAACTTCTCGGTCGATACGGGCTTGAACTTGGCGCATTAGATCGACGGCTTCTTCCAAGTTGTTGACCAGCCACTGGATGTAAATTTCACCCGCATGCCCATAGTTCTCGCGCAGTTGGTGGTCAAACATTTCCTTGCCAATCTGCACATCGATGATTTTGTTGGGCTCGATCTTGTACTCCAGCAGACGCATGGACTCACCATCTGGCGTATTCTTCGCTACACCCAACTTCTCATAAAAGCTGGCGTTAGCCGAGCACAACGTCATGCCCTGCCACTTGGTGTTGTTGATGCGAAGCTCGTTGGTTGAGCCCTTCATCTTGTCTTTGCCCCGACCCTGCGAGATGCTGTAGGCCAAGTCAGAGAACTCCATGCCGCTCAAGTTGGTGATCTCGTCGATTGTGTTGGGCAGGTTGTTCATCACGCCGAGCTTGTGCATCTTTGCGTTGAACGTATCTTTGTACATGGAGGTCAGTTCTTTGGGCTGACCATAAACGCTGTTGCACATGAACAGGGCTGTCGACTTGCCTGAGCCAGACTCTGGGTGAATCACGTTGATGATCGCGCCTTCAAGACCTGTGAACTTCAGCAGTGGTGAACCGAACGCAGTGAGTGCGGCAAACGCATGGGGCTCAAGCCCGGGCTTGGCGTACATGTTGAACGCTTCTTTCCACTTCTCCATCGTGCCCTTGACGACGAGCTTCTCGGCTACGTCCTTTGTGGTGCTTGATGGTGGGCTGTAGAACACACCATCCTTTGTAATTTCCCGATCGCCAAGGATGAACTTGCTGTCCCCCTCGACCCAACCAAATTGAGTTCTCATGGTTTCTGCCTTTTTTATGTACTGCAAATTTTTGATAAAGAACACAACGAATCGAGCAAGCAATTCGTACTGTGCCTTGTGGGCTACGACCCCGTGATGGGCCAACTGTTTGCGCAACTCATCAGGTGAAGAGATAGCCATCGTAGGGATGCTGAACTCTCGGACACCATCGTGCGGTAAGTGCAAACGGAACAAAGCCACCTCACCAAGCTCAGGATCACGCATGCGTTTGACCACATAAAAGTCGTGTTCGTAAACAAGTTTCGGCTCGGCTTCGGCTTCTTCGCTCTCGGCGCGAAGATAGACACCACCGTTTTTGCCCCGAAAGAACGGGAACGGATACTCTGGAATGCGCTGTACTTCAACCCCACCGTCTTCATCTGGCACTTCGACGGCATATTCGTTATCTTCTACATCGGCTTCTTCAATCTCAATGCCGAGCATGATGGGCGATTTGATCTTGCCCTTGTGGATACAACCTTGACACCCTTGCGGGTTCTGTTTCTCAAACGTTGAGCAATGGTGAGGGCCACCTTTCTTGCGCAGTAGATCGACTTTCTCATCGACTTGTGCGGCATCGTAACCCTCGTGATCGCTCGACAGTTTGTGTGCGGCCTTGTCACCGTCTACGCAGAAAGCTGCAATGGAAAGCGCCGATCGCCACAGTGGCTCTTCGATACCGTTCTGGTTTTCAAAGCAGTGGAGCAGTTGCTGACAGCCGTCACCGTTAGCCGACTTGAGCATGATGGTCTTGAACCGTTTGACTTTGTTGCCCATGAGTGCTTCCATCATCGGGCTCATTGAGCGCGGAATGAAATCGGGTACATCGTCCTTGGGTTCAGGCGCACCGAGTAAGTCTTTGACTTCCTTGTACGTCATGCGCGGCGTCAGTGAGTTAATCACTGTCACCTCTTTGGGCTCTTCCTGTTTGAAGTTGAACGTGCCGGGGATGCGCAGGATACGAGACGCCTCAAATACTGAGGGGTCTACGATAAGCCCTTGCTCAACGCACAGTTCACGAAGCCTGTTGGCTAATGGCTCCCACTCACGGCGAGACACTGTTTCTTGTAGTAACCAGTACGCATGAATGCCGTACCCGGAACTAACCAAAATTGGCTTGGGTAAGCCGACCGCAGAGCAGAACTTCTTGAACTCGTCGAGTCCAATCTGCTGATCGAGATAGCCCTTGATAATGCCTTTGTCGTCGGGTACACCTTTGGTTGGGCCACAGTCAATGTCCATCCACAGAGCACGGAAGTATTTTGCATTTTCATGGGTACGATTGTTCAACGATCCAAACTTGGCGCAACCGAAGTAAGCGTCAATCTTGCGTTTCACGAACCGTTTTGCTAACTCATCAACCTCTTCTTTAGTGTCTACAAAATGCTGGTCAGGATACCTACCAATCCCCATCACACAGTAGCGCCCTTCCGGTGGCAGTACTGCATCAAGCAGATCGAAGGTGGACATATTTTTACTTGGTGTTCTTGAGTGTGTCGATGTATTTACGGATGCGGGGATGGTAATCAGCGTGGGGGAGCGCGTCCCCCTTAAACCAATTGTAGATAGTCATTCGGCTCACACCGAACTTGTCCGCAATGTCAGTAACGCTGATGTCCGCATAGATACAGGCACGTCCCAAGGCCACACCCAAAGACTTAATGTTTGCCTTTTTATTTGCGTACACCAAGCTCTGGCTATAACCATAGGACATGCGTTTACTCCTCGTCGCTCCAAGCCTTCACCACAGAGTCAAGGTCTTTCTTGACAGTGGGCTTTGGCTCGGGCTTCTTCTCACGTTTGGTTGGCTCGTCAACAGCTTCAGCGGCAACAGGCTTAGCGGCTGGTGCGGGTGCTTCCAACTTGGCTTGCTTACCAGACGCATCGGCTTGGTACGGAGTCATGATGACCATCTTCAGCACTTCAGGCTTTGTGGCTACTGCACTGGTCACAGCGTACTGCGTTTTGTTGATGTAGCCAGTCGGCGTAAACAGCACGGACTGATTGTCGTTGTCTTCGTTGAAGCTGATCTGCGTAACCACGTAGTCCAAGCTCTTGCCGTTGTTGGACAAATACTTGGAGTAGTTTTCAAACGTGTGCGTGTTATCGCCAACGCTTTCGCCAAACAGAGACTTGGAGGCCAAGTTCATTTGGTAGACTTCACCTTCCAGAGAAGTACCGAAGTCCTCTTCCAACACCATAGCGATGCGGCGTGAGTAGCGGCAAGCCTTGGAGTTGCCTTGGCCCGAACCTTTGATGTTCTGGCCACAGTTGTCACAGCGGTCTGCTTGTGGGTTGGCTGAGCTTGCGTCAGGTGTGCGTCCGTCATTGGAGAAACAGTCTGGTGCAGTCGGCTCGGCATCAGGGCTCCATTGCTTCGCGTAAAAAATACGACCGACATGTGGGGAAGCATTGACGATGATCGCGCTCAAGTTACCCTTGATCTTGCCCATCTCTTCACCGCCGACCGTCTTACGGAAGATTCCGTTTTTAGGCACGATGCGCTTAACGCCAGTCTTGCCAGCGAGTTGTTTTGTAAGCTCACTAACACCTGCGGTTTGCAGGAAGTCGGGGAGGTCTTGATTGATGATGGTTAAGTTACTCATCTCATTTTTCCTTTGAACGTCTAACGATTATTGAATATTCACTTTCCACGTTGAGACCAGCGGGAAGAAGATCGGGATTCTCTGCAAGAAAGTCCTTCATATTGGTTTGATGAAGTCGTTTCTCCAACAGGCCAAATGCACCTTCCTTCTCAATGAAGTCGTACATTGAATCCCAATCATTCGTCC